TCTGGAATGTAGCAGAGCGAAGAAATATCAATGATGCAGTCAAAATAATTTTCTTTAAAATCAAGCTGTGTAATATCGCCACAGCCAAGGAATGCTTCAAGTTTATCTTCTTCAAGCCTGATGCGCAACCTTTCCATGGCTACTTTAGAGCCATCTATACCTGCTACACTAAAACCTTCCCTAGCCAAATACCAAACAGAAGACCCAGCCCCACAACCTACGTCTAGGAACTTAACGTCTTTTCTGTTTGGTACATCATAATAATACTTGGCTACAAACCTAACCAACATATTATCTGGGTATTTGGCTACTTCTTTCCTACTATAGAATTTATCCCAGTTTTCACTACTCATAATCTACTAGCCCCCTATCAACGATCAGATAGTTCGCTGATAGCTGCTTTGAGTGAATCCCTTACCGAAACGCCCTTTGAAGGCGTGCTTCTGCGGCTCACTTCAAGTCCCGGTGCAGAGGTAGATATGCTGCCTGACGCGCGCCTTGCCTTCTCAGTTTTTTCTTGCTGTGCTTTAACAGCGGCTTCTTGTTTAGCCTTACGTGCCGCATCTGCTTTAGCTTGACTCTCAGCCAATACCATAGCCCTTACACTTGGGGATGCATACACAGCAGCATCGTATGCAGCGTCAAGATCTACTTTTCCGTCGCGTAATGGAATTGCAGCAATTCCTGACGTAGGGTCTGGGGTTAGCAGATGCCCCATTAAAGTTCTAACACTTTCAAAATGCGGTTTGTCTGCTGCCCAACGCTCAAGCATTTCTTGAGTCTTAGCCGCACTCTGTTCTGTAAAGTGCTGGCCTAACGCATTAAATTGCTGACCAACTTGATTCTCAAACGTACCTAGTCTTTGCTCAATCTTATTGATATAAGCCTGTACAGCAGGATGAACAGGCACTTCTGGCTGCTGCCCCGTCTGACCTTGACCATTAGGCATCTGACCATTAGGCTGTGGCTGTTGTTGCTGCTGAGGGGGCCTTCTGAAGTACCCATACTTAGCCAGCATCTTTTCAGGGTTATATTTATAAGACTGAATTAATGCTGGGAAAGCCTCATCTGGATTCTTTGCTAGAGCATCAAACCAAGCAAATAACTGCCCTACTGCCTGACCGGGTGTCTTACCAAATTGCTGAATAGTCGGCATATAGGGGGCTAAGGCTTGATCTACTTCAGCATACTTACTCTTAATTGCCTCAACACCACGCTCCATGTCCTTTTCACGCTTCAAGACTTCTTTCTTGATGCGATCTGGTGTCTTAGCCCACTCAGCCTTTGCTTCCTTTGTCCATGACGTAGGAGCAGCGATGGGTTTAGGTGCCGCAGGCTCTGCTTCATCTCTTTCTACTACAGGGGTATCAATACCCTCATCAGGCTCTTCTACAGGGGTTTCATCACCCTCAGCTGCCTCAACAACTTCCTCTTCAATCGTTTCGTCTTCAGGGGCCTCCCTCTCACTTGAACGCGCACCTTCATCGCGTCTGGCATCGTCAAATGCATTTCTGAGTGAATCCCTAACTGAAACACGTTCACGTGGGGCATCGCCACCACCTGAAATTCCACGATCGGCAACTGGGGTATCTACATTAGGTTCCATCTTACTTCACCTTTCACACTATTGGTACATTTCTCATCGAGAAAGAATAAGTCTCATCCAACGATGGTGCGTCTATCTCCCCGTAGTATTTTTCAAAGTGCTCACGTCTTACCCTGAGCATTGAATAAAATCCAGGGGGTGAAACTCTACCACCGGGCCATTTTTGAGGTTCAGTAGAAATTACATTTACAGTCACATAAGTATCATCCCTTGGTTGATAACGTGTAAGTCTAACATCAGTCTGTGGAAAATACCCATCCCTTTCCAAATCCGTCAAAGCCCTTGGTCTCATTTCTGATAATGTACCAGTGGATTTCTTCCAAAACATTGGGACAAAAGAACGCCCGTTCAGTCCTTCAATAGTTTGCCGCTCAAATAAATTAGGAAATTGTTTAGGAGTTATAGTCTGACCCATAACTGGTAACCAGCCTTTTGGGCACCAATCTGGTACAGACACAAAACCTTCATCAAGAACAGGTTCTGCAACTGCAATTGCTTCGTCTACTGCCTTAACTTTTGTAATAAAAAGAGCAGATATCGTTCCTAGCAAACCTTTTAGAAAAGTACGCCTGAACATGCTGCTTACTCCTTATCTCTTTTAGAGATAGTAAGCACTTTATCTTTATTTCTTTCAAAGAAGGCACGCTCTTCGGTGACTTCCTCAATTGCTTCACGTACAGTAGTTCTTACTGGATCACCAAAAAGAGGTTTCTTGCCTTTTCCCTTGCTTATTTGTCTTTCTACCCATTCATTATGATCGTCAGGTGGGGCAAACCCATCCTCATACTTCATTCTACTTACATGAGGAAGTCTGTTAAATCCGATAAAATCAAGTGCCCCTTGTCTATCAGCTTTAATGCCGCTCAAAACGGCCCGATCATTTACATCACTCATTTACTTACTCCTTTTGCATCGATAAAATTTGATCTATACGGGGCGCTCTGCCATCTCGAAGATCGTGAATTGCCCTTCTTATATCTTCCCTTCGCTGCCTACGATCTGGCTCTAACCTCTGCCTTTGCCTGACAACAGGGGCTTCATTACCAATCTCTACACATCCTGCATCGCGGGTAGCCTGTCTAAAGCGGGCTTTGGATGTATATCTTTTGCCATCAGCGTGGTTAATAAGCGGCTCAATCTCATCCCTAATTACACTTGGAGCTTCGGCTTCCATTTGAGCCGTTTTCTCAGTTAGCATACCGTCGCGCATTACGTAGACAGGCATTTTGGTTCCTCTATCTTCTCAAGTTCCTGTTTGAACTGATTATAAATCTCCTTGATGTAATACCTCAAAACATCAAGCGGGTCACCCTTATATTGTAATTCTTCTAAGGCTGATATAAATTTAGTTGCCCTTAGTAAATGCCCATCCTTAAGGTAAGATATTCTTATTCCCAAGCCATCTAAATTAGCCTTGTACTCACTCATAACCGATACGTCCATACTACCAAAAATATCCTTAACTTCTTTTAGAATTTGTTTGTGGGTTAGCATTTACTCAAACTCCACGCAGCAACTTCCAAAAATATCAGCCATTCTTCTAATGGATTTTTCACGGTATGTTTTTAATTCTTCCATTGGTGGACTAAAACGTTCGTCTCGTTTTTCTATTATATCAGCAAACTCATAAAGCCAACATGAGAGCTTTAGGGCATCGTCTCCTTTTACAGCGATACCGGGGTGGTGCCAATTAGATGGCTGAAATACCCCAGTAGTCTGTGGGGCTGTATTCCTAACATGATCTGTAGGTTTCATTTTTACTGAGTCGATCTAGGTCTGTTGGCGGCGGCACGTTGTTGAGCCAACTTCACCTTTGCTATCTTATGCGCATCTGCCGCTTGTTGTCGAGCATGCCCGTGCTGTTGTTTAGATAAATTCATTTGCTGCCTAGTTTGCTCCATGGCATGCTTGTGCTGCCGTTCCTGTAGATCCATATCTTGCTCTGCCGTTTGATCCTCATGTTCACGCTGTTTCTGTTGCTGCACAGCATCCTGATATTGTTGATAACGATCATGCATTTGCTGTTCACGTTGGGACTGTACTTTCTGTGCTTCAGTTTCCCGATCCATGCCCATTTGCTGCTGCTTACTGGCAAAGTCAAGATGAGCCATTTGCTGATCCATAGCTGTTTGCTGCTGATCAGCTTGAGACTTCATAGCCGTACCTTTTAGATCAGCCTCTGCTTTTAATTTCTCGATTTGCAGACGAACTAATTCAATCTGCATTTCCATCTTTCTCATTTCCATATCCATCTGCTTCTGCTGTGTGTCAGCAGCCGCATTGGCTTGCTCACCTGCATTCTCAATCTGTTGGCGCTGCACTTCTGCCTGTGCCTGAGACTGGTCACTTTGCATCTTCAAGTGTGTGCCTTGAATATCGGCCTGAGCTTTGGCCATCATTGCATTTGCTTTTATCTGTTCGGGGTTAGGTTGTGGATTAGCAGCGTGCTGTTTAGCCGCAACCACAGCCTCATCACAGAAATCCTCAATTGCCTGTTCTAATTCACGACCTACATTGAACCCTCTGACACCAAATTGAAGGAATTTCCCTAACAGTGGAGCGGCCTGCGGCATCTGGGCTGCAATAGCCATTGATTCCTGCATAAACTTAGTTACCGATGCGATAAACGCAGTCCTTTCTTGTGCTTCTTGGTGTTCATCGGCATAGACAGTTGACTCTACTTCTATTTCAACCCTGAAGCCTAACAACTTTTCATTCCTGATAAGTTTGATGGCCTTAGCAATTCTTTGTATTCCCTTGATCTTATCCATAAGTCCAGGGGGAATGGGTGGTGGCCCCTGCGGTGGCATAGGACCTTGGAAACCCATTTGAGATGGATTAGCCCCTTGTGGGGACATGCCGGGTTGCGGTGGCTGTATCTGAGGCGGCGGTGCGCCCGGAGGTCCCGGTGGCATTCCCGGCATTCCTGGCGGCCTCGGTGGCCCGGCACCCGGTGGCCCACCCATAGGCGGGGGCGGCGCACCCATCGGAGGTGCACCCATCCCCGGTGGTGGACCTGGAGGGGGTAATTGTGCTTGAGGGGGTGCACCACCCGGCGAAAAAGGACCCCCAGCGCCAGGAGGTGCACTTGGGGGTCCAAGGTTGGGAGGTACACCATCATTTTGTAACACGTCGTCCTCAGGCATGTCCATAGTGCCTAAGCCTTGTTCATACAAAGCTCCTGATACTTCTATTAAAGATTGAGCGCTAAAATGCTGACACATAATGTCAGCCATGATTCTAAGCGTATCACGGGCAAGTCTAGCTATTTCATTCTGTCTATGCTTAAGCCTTGTCCCTGATGCATTTGACTTTAACCTTTGACCGCCCAATGTCTCACGTTCATCAGTGGTACCACGCATAATATCGTTGATACCTGTAAGACGGTCCATTTCAGCAACATTACGCTCTTTAACCTTAGTAAGTTGCTCTATGAGACCCATAAGTTCTTTTAATGGAATAAAACTCAGGTTACCTTCAACGCCGCCTTTCTCAGCGAAAGCAGCCCAGTCATCTATCGGTATCATCTCATTTTCAACTGACTCGTTGAAAAGACGCTGAATACCTTTAGCCGCCGCATTATAGACGCCAGCCATCTTGCAAGCTTTTGTAAGCATCGCAATGCGCTGGGTTAAATCATCAATCTGAATAGCCTGATCTTGATACTGAATAAAATCAGGAATAGGAATCAGAGTATTGTTAGTGGCATTAGCATACAAAGGTTTAGGGCATGGGAAGAAACCTTCAAGTCTTAAAGGATCATCCTTCCTGTCACAAAGATATTGATAGCCCTCGGCTACCCATAAGACTTCTTCTTTTGATTTATCCCATATCTCAAATATCTGCGCCTTTTCCTCAACCTCATGGCCAATGCCCGTATCCTCCTGGCGGCGAGTCTTACGATCATCCCTTTGAAAAGGTATAGCACGGCCGATTTCATTGCCGAACCTCCTCTTCATCTGAGCACGTGTCATATAAACACGTTTGGCTACAGCCGTAACTTCCCTCCATATACGTGCTTTGGATGGGAAGGTATAAAAATCTGTCCACTGAATAAAATCTACAGGGGTTGATTCCCGTGTTACACGGTCACCAGTTTCCCTTAATTTAACTTCTTCTTCACTATCGTCCTCCTTTTCGATAGTTCCTTGAGCATCTTGCTCATCCATTTCTTCATCAGTAGGTAATGAAATGCCCTCACCATACTCAGGCTCATAACGAACCCAAGTTGTGCCACGCCCCGATAATAGATAATCCCTCAAAGCCTGACGCATGGCTTCGTCAAAGCCACAAATTTCAATTTCATTCCTCAAGGCACGCTCAATAATCTGAGCAGCCCCCCTACCCACTGGATCTTTATCTTTAAATTTCCTTTCACAAGTAGGTACTGGCATCTTACCGTATAGAGCAGGCGTTAATATCTCAACGTTAGCCCACAGCGAATTAACCCTACGCTGTCCAGAGTCTTCATCAATACGGTTTCTGTCGTCCCTATAGCGCTTTTCAATTTGAGCACCACGCTTCAGCCAGCGTTTAAACTCCTTGTCATCGTCAACTTGAATGATCTGGTTCTTCCAGAATGCAGCCATACGCCTGCCTATTGCACCACCACGTGCCCCAGCCAAGCGATCTAGATCGGGTTTTGGTATGCGCTTATTCGGTGGTGAATCGTCTTCGCTTTCACCGTCATTGATACCAATATCGTCTGGTTCTGCCATTATTCTTTACCATGACCTTAATAGTTAACGCCTCTGCCACCACTTTGTCTTAGACTATTACGGGGTGCAGGGCCTGTTATCGGGGTAGCAATCGTCTTGGCTTGCTGACTAATGCCCTGCGCCATCTGCAATGGACTTTCTAGTGGTGTAAATTGTTGGATTTGAGTTTGAGGCTGCTGCTGTATTGCTGATGGTCTAATCAGACCGCCACTAACCGCGACTTGGGGCCTACCGCCTCCTTGTAACGCCCGGATGATATTTCCAAGATTAGGGGCTCTGGTCGTGGCCGGGAAGTCCCAGAAATTATCGTCCGCCATTAATACACACTTCCGCTTGACGGGTCAAAAGTTAATCCTGACTGTACACCTGCTTGGGCTGCTTGAGCCATATCAGTTCCGTTTAGCCCCGATCCCGGTGCGTATTGATTAAACATACCTCCGCCGTAGTTATAACCCCCGTAAGTATTTGTTGGCTTTGACAATGGATCATCATCACCTGCATTAGAATTATTTGCATTAGGTTGTGGAACAACATTATTCTTTTGTTGAGACAAAGCCTTTATAACCTGGGGCAGATTATTACCCTGCAACGGGTTACCTTGTGCCCCTTGTAAGGTCTGTAGGTACTGAAGC